CAAGGGCGCAGTGACTAGCAAAATGGCACCGCCCAAGGTGTCGCCAGTTGCAAAGACCGCGCTCGATTACGAGCAGCTTGACTTGGCCAGCCGCTACATCAAAGACATTGCATTTAGCGGTGAGGCCGAGGGATACGGGGCTGTGATCCGCAACGCAGCTAAGAATTTGTCTTTGTCGCTTGACCAGCAGATTTCTAAGTTCGTCCCCGAGCATGCTGTGGCCACAGCCAAGTGGCGCGAACTCTCGACCCCCATGGAGACGCTGGCCACGCGCATCGGCGAAGCCCTGCACGATACTGAGGGTGGGCTCAAGGGCAAGTCCTACGCCAAGGTCAGCGCGCAAGACTTGCCTGGCCATATCTTTGGCAAAAATGACCGTATCAAGCAGTTGGTTGACGCGCTGTCTGGCGGCAAACCTCCAGCCGCTACGGCGGGTGCGGACCTCGCGGCCTACGAAACCAAGCGCGTCGCCGCGCAGGCCAAAGTGGACACCTGGGTGGAGAACTGGATTCTGGACAAGAACCTGGGCAAGTCCCCTGTGGTCACCGCACCGGGCGAGCGCGCGGCCCTCAATGCAGCGCCTGGCGCAAAGCAACGGCTGGCCGATACGGCGGCGCGCGAGGGCGCCAAAGAGGCGCAAGTCACCGAGCTACGGGCGGGCTCTGAGTTGGCACGGTCGGAAGCAAGCATCATCCAAGGATCACAAGTTAAGGTGCAAGAGTCAATATTTGCAGGCGATGCGCAAATGAAGGCCGGCAACCTGAAAAAAGCGTTGTCTGAGTACGAAAGCGCATTGCGGCAAGAGGTTTCAGTGGCCGACCCGGAGCGATACAAGGCAGCAATAGCCCTAATCAATCGCGCCGACACGCTGGAGCGCAAGAGCGCGCTGGCCAAAAAACTCGCCACCGGGCTTGCTGTGGCCACAGCGGGCACCATTGGTGGTGCCTCACTCATGCGGGCGGGCATAAAAATCCCTGGGGCTCTATGAAACGACTCCTCATCATCGACAACGCCAGTAACTGCCTGGACATGGCCATGCGCGCGAAGCTGGCCGGCTGGCAGGTCCGGTGGTACGACGCCCCGCGCCGGGATGGCACGCAGCGCATGGCCGGCGTCGGCATGGTGGACAAGGTGGCCGACTTCGCCGAGTTGCAGCGCAAGTGGCTCGACTGGGCCGACCTCATCTACCTGCCGGACAATGCCAAGTGGCTCGACATGCTGGAGCCGTACCGCCGCCAGGGCTACCCCATCCTCGCGCCGAGCGTTGACGCCGCGCAGCTGGAACTCAACCGCGACGCCGGGCAAAAGGCGCTGGCCGCATCGGGCATCAAAATTATGGAGTCCAAGGCGTTCAACGACTACGACGACGCCATCGCTTTCGTCAAAAAGCATCCACAGTACCTCGTCAGCAAGCCGTCGGGCGATGCCGCCAAAGCCCTGAGCTATGTGGCCAGCGACCCGGCCGACCTGGTATTCATGCTCTCGCGCTGGAAAAAGAATGAAGCCCTGCGCACCGCCGCTCGCAAAGAAGGTTTCATCCTCCAGGAGCGCAAATATGGCGTCGAGATGGCGGTGGGCGGCTGGTACGGCCCTGGCGGATGGTCACAGTGGTTCTATGAGAATTGGGAATACAAAAAGCTGATGACGGGCGACCTGGGGGTCAACACCGGCGAGATGGGCACCCTATCGCGCATGACGCGCACCAGCAAGCTGGCCGAGCAGGTATTGAAGCCCGTGGCGGCCACACTGGACAAACTCGGCTATGTCGGCTTCATCGACGTGGCGTGCATCATCGACAAGGATGGCCCCTGGCCTATGGAATTCACCATGCGTGACGGCTGGCCGACAAAGCACAACGTCACATCGCACGTCAAGAATGAGGACCCCGTGCAGTGGATGCTGGACGGCCTGGAGGGGCGCGACACCATCGAGGCCATCGAGGGCGAGATATGCGTCAGCGTTGTGGTCGCCCTACCCGACTTCCCCTACAGCAAGGTCACCAACAAAGAACTCTGCGGCATCCCCATCCGGGGCGCGGACGACATGAGCCACATCCATTTGTCCGAGGTCATGGTGGGCACCGCGCCCTGCATGGTGGGCGACAAGGTGGTGGACATGCCGGGTTACGTGACCTGTGGCGACTACACCATGGTCGTGACGGGCACGGGCATGACGATCACAGCGGCCAGGCGCAGTGCCTACGCGGCGGTGGACAAAATCAAAATCCCCAACAGCCCATTCTGGCGCACTGACATTGGCATTGGCCGGATGAAACGCCAGTTGGGCGACCTGCACGCGATGGGGTACGCCAAAGGGATGGAGTACTGATGACCAGGCAGGCCCTGCGCGGTGGCGCTATCACCGAGGACTCGCTCACCACGGCGCTGCTGACGTGCCGTGGTGACCTGTTCCTGACCTCGCAGTACCTGGGCTGCACTGCACGCGAGATTGACGCCTACGTGCGCGCTTCCGACGACCTGCGGGCCTTCGTGCAGGCCATTGCACAGGTCAAGTCCAGCGACGAGTACGACAAGCTGTCCACGCAGCAGTTCGAGGCTGAATTGGCTCGTGTGGGCGCCAGCAACCGGCTTGAGGCCGAGGGGATCATCGCGGACATGGCGCGCATGGAATTTGACAGTGCAGCCATGGCCGAGGTCAAGCTCAAGGCAGCGGTGGCCCTTCGGGGTCAAAACTCAAATAACAGGGTTGTAGATACAGAACAGTCGAGCGCGCTGGCAGAGTTGAACCGGCTTTACTCGGAGGCGGCGCCGCGCATTCGCTCGGTGCGGGCGGTACAGATTGAGTACGAGCCCTGAGCGGGCAGTCACGCCACTGGTTGCAGTCATGGTTGCAGCACGTCATATCTCATACTCCGGTAAGTCATCGACAAAATCTCGCACCTTGCGCCACCTGGCCCGGTGCATCTGGTTGACCGCTTCCACGGCCTCGTAGTCCACTGGATTGCGCTTGGCGTCGGCCACGTACACGGGGTCCTTGCGCACCAGGTAATGCTCTTTGACCATCAACTTGATGAGCCGTTTGAGTCCGACCTGCTTGGGCCGCGACTCGTCATAGCGCAGCATGTGGATGCGATCGGCAGGCGACGGTTGAGTCTTGAGAACATTCCACGCCCACAGCTTTTCACCGCCCTTGGGCTCGTACATCAGCTTGTACGGGTGCCACCGCTTGATCGCTAGCCTGTAGCGGCTTTTCAGCAAGTATTTAAGCTGCTTGGGCTCCCACTCCATCATCTCGCACAGGTCCTCACCTGTAAAAGCGACCGGCTTCGCAAGCTGGGGCTCGGCGCGCGTTATCGCGGCAAGGTACTCGCTTGGGGTGTCGAACTGCAGCGCGTCCAGGTACGCCTCAAGCGTTGCGTATGCCTCAGTGGGCGGGTACAGGAAATCAATGCTCTTGGTATGCAATTCCCAGGTGGGCGGGCGGTAGATGACAACAGCCTGCCGGGCTGATAGGCAGACGTGCTCAAAGCGGTCCCATTGCATCGGGGCTTCGATAAACAATATGGCGTCGGCCGGCGGGACGTTGGGCCGCTTGGCGTTGGGTATCGAGCGGTACTGCATGATGCCGCCGCGCCGGCGCCACCGCTCCACCGCCTCGTCAGCCTTGGGATTCCACGCAATGACACCCTCAATGTCCAGGTCGCCGAGCAGCGCAGCCGTGCGCATGCGAATGGGCTTGACCGACTTGTAATCCATCAGCACGAGAACGGTGTTGTGCCGCGTGGCCAGGCTGCGCACAGCGGCCTCCATGTCGTTGGTCTGGTGGTAGGTGACGTTACTCATGTCGATAGGGCATGCTCAATGCGTGCGCGGGCGATGGCGATGTACTCGGGTGAAAGGTCTATTCCAATGAAATTAAAGCCCTCAAGCATTGCGGCCTTGCCGGTGCTGCCTGAGCCCATAAACGGGTCAAGAATCAGGCCCCCAGTCGGCGTAACCAGTCGGCATAGATAACGCATCAAGTTGGTCGGCTTGACTGTCGGGTGATGGTTAGCCCGCAAAGTAGTCCGCAAGTTCGGTACGTTATGTTCCGCGCTGCGCCCGTCAGTACGCCTGACGGGCGCAAACGCTTCTAGCCCTTCATCGCGGTCGCGCTTGCTGGCCTTGGCGCAGTAGAAAAAGCGGGCGGCGCTGTCGCTATCACCAATAGGTTGACGTGATGGACTATCGTTAACTTTTCCATATACAAGACCTTGGGTTCTTTTCTCGTTTGCGGCCATCTGACCGGGAGCCAGCGGAAACGCAGCCAGAACCTCGTCGCTGCCGTCGTGGATGATGTTGGCGGGCCAGCGGCCAACATGCGAGCCGACGGTGACTGCTTTTGGCACCCATGCGTCATCCTCATGTGGAAACTGTCCGCGTCCGGCGGCTTTCTCGCGCAAGGTCGACGTGCCTTTAATTCGGCATCCGTCAATGTTCAAGGCTCCTGCCCCCCACTTGCGCCAGTTCGCCTCAACTGTTCCCTCCAGCGGCTTGCGCGCCATGCAGATGGGCTCCCATGCAGGCTTGAGCGCAGTACCGCCCCAGTCTCCGTTGTGGGACTTCGGAAAGCCAGAGCCATACAGCCAGCCGATCTGGTCCCGGATTTCGAAGCCCGCGTCCTCGATGGCGCATACCATCCGGTGATAGGTACGGGTGCCGCTGAAAGCCAGCAGGTAGCCGCCGGGCTTCAGGACACGCAGGGCTTCGGCCCACGTTTCCCGCCTGTTT